CACGGAACACCAGTATTTCGGGGCAATCGGCTGCCAGCAATTGCCGAGATGGCGAATCATCCCGGTATCGAGGTCAACTTCGTCGGCGGTGCCGTCCGAGAGCATCATAAAGCCTTTGCGGCCAGGCGGCGGTTGACCGAAAAGTGGCGTGTCGTTCCCGTAATAGCCAAAGAAAATGCGCCTTATCGTTAGCCCTGACGGTGCGGTGTAGATCGGGGCCGAGGGGCCGTTGCAACTTTTCAGGTTGCCTTGCGCCATCGGAAAAAGATTTTCGTCCCACCACGTTTCTTGATCGTCTATCGAGGCCCGGCGCGAGAGCTGATTGAGTCCTTTAAAGCCCTCAAGCGTGAATATTTCCGGCGGGTTTGCGCTTTGGATCGGCATTCCCAATCTTCCTGCTTAAGTCCTTTGACAAATTCCCTGGCGCATTTGCTGCACATCGGTTGCAACTCGCCGGCCAGCGGATAGCCGATCCCGGCGCGCACCAGTAACGCCCATGAGTGCTTTATCTCCGTGAACGTCATCGCGATATTGTCGCAATGCTTGCACTTATTCGCGCCGTGGCCGTGGTTCATGCGCTTCTCATAACGGCGCCATAAGCCGTCTGGATCATCTGCGGACAGACTACGCTCGCGCATTCCGGCAGCAATGAGTTGAATAGCTGCGCCATTGCCTGCGCGTCCTCGCGGCGTTGTTGCTGCAGCAAGCACAAGGTCGCCGCCCAATAGGAAACGGCGTCGCTCCACGGATAAGGAATCGGATCAATATCGGCGTCCGTCAACAAGTTTGCCGGGATCAGCGACAGATCGACCTCTAGCGGCTGTTCCTGCGCCGGGATCGGCGCGAGATAGAGCCGCCCGGCTGGGCCCTCGCCATACTGCGAATACCATCCCGGCTCACTGATCGTCCCAAAAAACGTTTGATTGTAGATTCTGAACCTGGCTTGGAAGTCAGAAAACGGAATCCGCCGCCAAAGCGGTTTCCAGCCGCCGCCTTGTATCTGATTGCGCTCCCAACGCCCTCCGATCGCCACGGCGAGGGTGCGGCAGGCCAGGATCGAGTCCGCGCCTGGCACAATTTCCTGAATCAGCGGCGTCCAATTGGAGAAGGGATATTGCTCCTGCCGGGGAACGGTGAGCGTACCGGGCGGGATCACGCGCAGGCAGCCGGAAGCGGCGGCGATCCTTCGCCTGGCGCGATTGGTGTAGTCCGTGAGAGTCGGAAGCCGAAAGAATTGGCCCTCTTGATCGTTCAAGAGGTTCTGAATCTCGGTGATGTACCGCGTGAGCATTTCATTTCTTGGGCCGTGGCCGAGGCGGCGGCGGCCTGCGAGCTGCGCCGGCCGCGTCATGCGGCGTTGGCATGTGCCCGGTCACGCCCATGAGCCCGGCTTCCTCGGGCTCGCCCGGTTCTTCCCAAGGCGGCGGAACAGTCGGAACGCCGATTTGGAAGAAAGGCGATTGCGCAGCGATCGAAGGCCACCAAGAAGGCGGCCACGGTATGCCGGTCGCGTTAGGCACCAAGGTTTCCTGGCCATTTGGGTAAGTTAGGGTCGGCAGGCCGACAATCGAGAAGCCGTTGGGCTGCACCGGGCGGGGAAAGGTTCCCGGCGGTCCGATTGGCGGGATTTGCGCGACCTGAAACACGCTGCAGGCGGCGGGTTGATTGCTGATCGTGCCGCCGCACTTGATACGGGGCTGATCCGGCGGTCCCATGTCGGGAAGAACGACGAAATCCTCAATTTCCATTATCGCCTCCGACCTCGCTTACCGCCCCGGCGGTGTCGTCCGCCAAATTTGCCAGAACGTACTAGGGCGGCGAAACGAGCTTCCCGCCCAAGTCGGCCCGGGGCGTTGTATAACCTCCGTGAGGCTGCCCCAACGGACATCCCTCTTTGTGCTGCCGCCCGGGTGAACGCTCCTTTCCGCAGATGGAGGTTCATCCGTCCGCGTCTGGCCATCTTCGACTCCTTTTTTAGAAGTTCGCGCCACCAGTGATCCCTTCCAGAATGACGCCGGTAGGCGGTTTCGAACAAACTAAATTCAGAGCCGTCAGAGTCAAACCAACTGAAGCGATTTGACCTTGAGGAATCGTGGAATACCAACCTGTCCAGGCAAAATTTGCATCTTCGTGAACAACGAGGGTGATATATTTGGAGTTGAAGCCGAAAGCCGTGCCTTTTGGACAATTAAGGTCGAAAAATAAGGGGGTATCACCAAGTAACAAGCCTCTGAACCCTGAATTAACAGGGTCGTCTTTTCCCCATCTAGACGAAGGATCATTGTTATAACGTTCAACTGTCATAAAATCTGTTAGAAGTTCAGTCCAATCCTCGATTGACATAACAACAAAATCGAGCGCCTCTCCCCCAGCATTCTTAACGGCCCGCAAAAGCGTAGGAATAAATAGTTTGCGGGTGAGTATCGCTCCCGCATTGCGGACAACCAAGCCCTGCCATCGGGGGAATTGCGCGCGGGAGAGCCCGCCATAGATCGGAGATAGTGTTTCATCGCCGTAGGCATCCTTTAGGCCGAACATTTTTAGCACGTTGCCGCCAAACTGGCCAAACAGAGCATCGGCCAAGGCTTCCAGCGCGCTATTTTTCAGATCGTTCAACTTGAGCATAAGGCGCGAGGTAACGGCGATCGCGTCTTGTGTTACAAGTTGCTCCAAACCGAACGTTGTGACCGGCGTGGCAAGCGCGCACATATTGAACTCAGCATTAACAGTTGCCGCAACGTCCGGCGGAATATCAAATTGACCCGCTGGGCCGATCCATGAGGAATGAACATATTTGCCTGTTTGAACAGGTTGCGTGTACGGGCTCACGCCGCCGCTGGCGCGGATGGCATTTCTGAGAAGTAACGCAAGCAGGGGGTTCTGTTTATAAAGCAGAACAACTACCATTTGCGCGAAAACACGTCTCACCGTGGCCTCAAGCTCAAAGCCGATCGGTCCGCCTGGAATGAGCCCACTACCAAGAATCGGCATGATTACCTCCCGCCGTTCTTAATGCGCTGCTCATCGCGCTTGATTGCGTTCAGTATCTCCATCCGCCCCCATTGCTCGGGGTCTTTAGCAATTTCCTTGAAACCGTCCGCGCGTTCATGGTGCCAATACTGGCTGTCCATTGTGGGCTCCGCGCTCTTGGGCTCCCGCTGGGCAAGCAACAAAGCTCCGGCCTCGTAGCTGCCGATATTCTCGGCAACCATGAGTTCCTCAAGCTTCTTCATGCCGTCGTCAGTAAACCCGTATTTGCTCTGCGTATCAGCGCGCAGTTTCGCCCACTTCGATTTGTCCGCCTCATCCTTCGCGGCCTTCTTTTCGTCCTCGCGTTCCTTAACGAGCTTGTCGATCCTCTCATTGACGCGGACCTCAGTGTCATAGGGGCCTTGGTCAAGGTTTGGATATTTGCGCTTGACCAGGGCCCGCGATTCTTTGTTCAGCGCCGGATCGTTGAAGATGCTTTCAGCGAAATTGGCGACCTGAGTGCGGCCCTGGTAATAATTCCATTCCTCATCTGAGATTTGGCGGGGCATTAGCGCCTCCCGCCGCCATCAGAATTGGATTTGCCAATGATGGAGGGCTGCAGCGGAACGCCGCCCTCGGGCTTTGGCACCACGCTGGGGATGGCTCCCCATTCGCTCACTTCGCTCTGCGTGTCCACTTGTAGGATCGTGCGCGGCGGTGTGCTTGGCGGTGTGGAAATCGGGGGATCGTATGACCTATTTTGATGGGCCATCTTCTTCTCCTTCTTTGGCGTGTCGTTCTATCCAGTTCCACGCATCATCAAGAAAGTCATTCGGGCCGAGAGTGTGGATTTTTTGATTGTCCTTCCAAATTTCCATGTTGCCGGGTTCGTGGAAACCCATTGGCGTTTGAGTACCGACCATCGGCGTGATGTGGACTTGGTATCCCGGTCTTTCTGGATGATCGAGAACAGTCGTTGACGGCGGCGGCGGTTTTTTCATCAACAACTGATCTTGCAACCAACGCGCAAGCGGCGGCTGTTCCTCGGTCGGGAAACCTCGGCGCACCAAATCGTAAGGCGAATTGCCGTAAAGGATTGGCGAGCCCTGCGGCGATAGGAGCGCCCAATCGGTGCCGAAGCGTTTGGCCATGCTCCACGGATCACCGATCCGCGCCATCAGATGCCTGTTTGGCATTTCATGCAGCGGGCCATGCGCGCCATGCTCGGCGGAAAACCTTTTCAGGTTCCGCTCGCGGATCGCCAACATGCTGTCGCGACCATAGGAAGCCTCAAGCGGATCGCCGGGCTTTCCCTGCATCTCGCGCCGCGATTGAATGGAGCCGCGCGTTGGATAGGGATCATTCGCGCGCCGTCCCATAGGACCGGGGCCGATCATGCTGCCGAGGCGCAGGAATTGGCCGGCGTCGATCGGCAATGGCGGCGCTACCGGCTGGGTCGGATCGCGCGGCAAGTTCTCGTTGGCCGCCTGCGGGCCCGATCCGGTTCTGAGCCAATCCATGAATTGGGCCACGTCAGGCTCCCGGGAATGCGCCGGTCGGCGGCGGCGCTTGCTGCCCGCCACCAGGCGGACCGCCGGGGCCTTGGCCTTGACCTCGGCCGGTCGCCTGTTGCGCGTTCAATTGGGCCATCAGTCCCATTCGCTGAATTTGCTGGCCAAGGTCGCGCCACAGAGTTTGCTGTTGGCCAAGCGAGGCACCGCCCGCCTTGGCGCTGATCCGCGTCAGTTGCTCGGCGGCTTTAAGCGCCGCCTGGTGCTGCGGAGTTCCGGTTCCCAGCAATGGCAATATCTTTTCGAGCCATTGCACGATCATCTGCAATTGCGCGACGCCATCGCCTTGATTGCCAGGGCCGGGTGCTGACGGATTGGGACCAGGGCGGCCGAGCATCGCCGCAAAGGTCGGCGGCATGCCAGGCGGTGCGCCTGGCGGCTGGCCGGCGCCAGATTGCGCGGCGCTTGTTTGGCGCAATCCCGGCGGGAGCGGTACTTGGTCGCCTATCGCCATCTGTTTCTTATGATTCTATGGCTTTGGCCGAAACTATCACTTTACGCGGCGCGGTCCAGCCCTCTGCCCTTGTGCAGGCAAACCGGCCAACTCCCTTTGGAGTTCCTCTTGCTTCTGTTGCTGTTGCGCTTGGGCCTGTGCTTTCTCGCGCTGCTTGAGCCTGGCGAGCAGTAATTTGGCCCCCGGCGGGTGCAGAAGGTGGATCAAATCCTCGGCGTCAATGGCCCCAGCGCGAGCCAGTGAAACCGCAATTTGCCGGTTGTCCTCGGCAAAGGCGGGCGACGCGCTGTGCGAATCCACTTGCACCGAGAACGGCTCGGGGAGCTGCGCCAGCGTGAATTGGACCTTCGTGTCCGTGGTGTAGATGGTCGGGTCCATCGCCTGCATAGTTTTCAGAGCAAGGAATCCCGAGTCGGCCAACTGTCTTTCGATCCGCGCCGCTTGATCGATAAGGCGAGGCGATGAAGTCCTGACAAGCGTTTGCGCATGTACGCCCGCCCGAACGCCCGGTTCGCCTTGTCCAGCCATGACCGGCGTGAAGCCACTAGCCTCATCAAACATCTTCCAGATAAATTCGAGTTCTTCGAGATAGCCTTGCGCGGGCGCTTCCATGAGCTTCTGCGCTTTGGCATTCGGATTGATGTCGTTGATGAAGCCGCCTTCCGAGATGATCTTGAAGTACATTTCCTCGGTGACATTGGTGAATCCGCTCAAGGCATAGGGCGCCGCGGCGTTTCTATCCCACATGATCTTGATGTCGCGCAGCCGCTTGTTCACCAAGTCCTGCAGCATTTGCACGTCAGCGACATTCGACCGGCCCCAGAAATAGCCGGGCGTGACCTGACCCTGCACCTTCACGAAAGGCAGGCGACCGGGAATTTTGCTCAAGTTGCGTCTGGTGACTTCGCCTTCGATAAGTATGTCTGGATAAATGAGTTGCAGAGTTGTCCAATCTCCGTCGCGTTCAGCGTCCTTGACCCAGACTTCGCAGAATCTAACAGTTTTGCTAATTCTTCGCTGGGGTCGCCAAGGTGAGGGCACCGGAAAGACGTTGACAATTCCCGCTGCGCTGGGCGGTCCATCAACCGGATCACCGAGGGGCTGCAGGCCGCCCACAACCATTTGATGAAAGTAGGTTGGTTCTTCCTCATCGCGCTCCGATTGCCTCGCTTCCATGATCCTTTCGAATATCTCGCGGCGGCGCGGGTGATTGGTTTCGTCGAGCATCGCCATCAAGCGCGAGATGGTCGGGAAACTCACATGACAGACGGCTTCCTGTTCTTCCAGACCGAGGATGGTTTCCGAAAGCACACCGAAATTCTGCGGGTGGATTGGATGGAATTTGAAGCCAAATCCTTCCGGCCGGACTTTGAGGAAATAGCACCCAGAGATGAGAGCCCACACCACACTCTCGGCAAACTTCACATCGCTGTCAGTCTCACGGAAGTCAGCGGAGAGCTTCTCGGAGAACAACTCAGCCCGATCCAGCACGTCTTTGGGTTCATCCGAATCGAAAACTATGTTGAAGCGGACATCTGTCGGCTGCATCAAGAAGCCGCCCAGCCGGTCGATAAACGGTTTTATTTTGTTATGAATAGCGGCGCGGCTGTCATAGCTGCCGGTGTAGTAATATTGCGCGGCCCTCGTATAAACGAGCGCACGTTCCTCGGCCGAGGCCATGCATTCGTCAACGATCTCAGTCGTCCATTCCTGAACGTCGCGGGGTATTCGCAGCATGGCGTCTTGACAACGCTTCTGTTTCTTCGTCCATCACGCGCTGCAGCCACATGACCTGTTCCTTGTCGCGCAGGCCATATTGCGGCGCGTAGAAACTTACCAAATCTTGGCCGATCGGCGCTTTGAGGCTTCTATGAGGTCGGGCTGATCGCCGGTCTTTAACATTCCCTGGATCACATCCAGGCCGCTCCCTACCGGACCTGTGGGCCATTTTGTGAGCCTTTGCTGACGGCCCAGCGCCATTGCTCCCTCAAGGGCTTCCTTGGCAACGCCCCAGCTAGATTCGGCCGCGCCGGGAGTCAAATCCTTGTAGCGGACCTTGTTGCGGACGCCCTCGTAGCCCTTCACATTCATGTCGGCTACTTGGTAGTCCGTGGCAGCAATTTCCTCGGCCACCTTGTTCGCCTTGGCACGATGCGAGGCGGCTTTGCCGATAACGGCCGGCGCGTGAAATTCTTGCTGCATGTCCTCGCCGTGGCAGAACGGACAAGGCGGCGGCGGATCGTCCACTTGCGCCATCGTCAGCGTTAGCTCAACCATTCGATTGCAGGCCGAACAGGCGTAAGTTCTAATTATCGGCATAATTGGCCTCCACACTTCGCTTGGCGTGGCAAGCCGGGGCGAGGTCGGGTCCGGCCCGGCGAGGCACCGCCCGGCGTGGAGGGACGGTCCCAAGGGACCGTCCCATTAAAATTTTTGCCGTCTTTCGTTCGATTTACGATGTATTTGCCTCATTTTTTCACTGAATGCAAAACTCAGCACCGTGCCAGGCGTGGCGGGCGGATGAGTTCCTTTAACTTTTTCCCACGTCAACTTGCGGGCGATGAGATTGGGCTGTAGCTGCTCGACCCAAGCATGATGCGCGAGCGTCATGGCGCTAACGAGGTCATCGTTCTCGCCGGTATCCGGCCCCGCGCCGAGCCAGCCTTGATCTTCGACTATCGCCTGTAGCTCTTGGATAAGCTTGATCGAGCGGAACTCGATCGTGCCCTTGAGAATGGAATCGCGCAGCTCGGAATAGACTTGCTGCTTGTTGTCGGCGTTGGTTTTCCAATTTGTTACGTTTCCGACTCCCCCGAGCGTATCGGGCCGCTTGTAGAGATACCAGCGAATCGAGCCGATCATGGATAGGATCGGGTCGCCGCCGGCCTCGGCCTGGATGATACCGTGCTGCGCGAGTTGCCGGAGGTTGCGAATCTCGGGCATGACGGCGCCGCCAACGCCGGTTATCTCCAAATTGCAGATGTGCGTCTTGTAGGCGCCGCACAGATGGCAAAGAACCCAAGCCAATTGGTAGGTCGAAGGGGCGTTCGTGCGAAATTCGGCCACTTGGATGCAGCGATCGGCGTAACAGCGCAGAATTTCGATCGCGTGATCGTTGGCGTCACCGCCGCCGCCGCCGCTGGGATCAACGCCGATCGCGTAATGGCCGTCAGGCTCCGGCGGCTCCCAAATCTTTAGCTGGACTTCCTCTTTGCGGCGGCCGTCCGTGACTTGCTCGATCCGCGACGCGATAAATTCCTCTTGGAACGTGTAGCGGTATCCTTTGTATGGCGGTCCTGCAGCAAGCTGTTCACCAATTTCGAGAGTCTTTTTAGCCGGGAAGAATCCAGTACCGGACGCGATGAAGCATTCTGTCTCGGTCCAAGGATAATGGCGAAGCATGTATTCGTCGGCTTTGTATTCCGACTCGCGCCGCCACCAGGCGATTTGCTCCGGCTGGACCGTGACATTGTAATTTTGCCGGACGAAACGCGCGCGGTTGACTTCTTCATCCGTGAGATGGCCGTCCCAATATGTTTTGTAGTCGGGATCATCTTTCGCGATTGAATAAGTTGGATTGGCCCAGAAGCCAACGAAACAAAACCTCATGTGGCGGTCGGTTTTTGCTTGTTGGCAATGCTGATAATACCAATTGAATCCGTTCGCGATGCCTTCCCACAGATATAGACGGTTGGGGTTTTGTCTGGCCAGGGAAGCCTTCAATGATTCTACACCCGAGATGCTTTTCCATAGCGCACACTCCGTGGCATGCATCATATTAAGCGCGCGAGATGCTCCCAAGTCAGGGTTAGAGCCAGCCGCCAGTAGATCAATGACAGATCGATTCGCGAACGCGAGGCCGGTCCGATTGTTCTGAACGATTTGGTGCTGCGGTCCTCGCCATTGAGGCGGTAGAGTCTCCAATAAGCTCGCGAATATTCGACGTAGGCGCTCCAAATTATCCGTTCGATCCGCGAGGATGGCTCCCTGAGTCCCAGCGTTGGCGAGTGCCCAAAAAAGTTCAATAACGCTGCAAACTGTTG